GACACATCCAACGGGGTTGTGTCCGTGATTTGCAGCCCCATAACAATGTCAGATTGAGTTGCATCACTTACCTTAAACCGAGCTTTGAAGAACATATTCTTCGTGCTGGAATAGGCAAAAGACTCACCCTTGAGGTTAAAGAAATCCGCGTCATTGTCGGCATCATCGTTTGTAACAAGCAACGCGCCACCAGCAACGCTGGTAAGAGCTTCTGATGCATTACCAGAACCACCTTCAGTAGTGGTAATCGTCCAGTCACCAGCGGTGTATATGAAAAAATCATTCACATACGAATAATATTTAAACGGATCAAGATAAGGGTACTCAAAAAGAGGATTTCCTGGCTCTTGATTTGATACGCCATTTCTAAAGTGTGTAGTCGCCATAACAGTTCCCTCCTTGGAACCAGCGTCGAAACGCCATTATGATGGAAATAAGTGGGGGCCTACGATCCCCCTTACTGCGGCGAGGGTCCAATATTTGATGATGCATCTTCAGACACTTTCCCGCAGCTTCCCTTTGATTAGGCTCAGTCGCTATCCGAGCATCTCTGCACAAAGGTCTAAGAAAAAGGGAGGGGCGATGCCCCTCCCTCTCTTCGCCTTACGAAGCGCCTGGAGAACCAAACACACCAAGTGGGTCAGAAACGCCAAACGAATAACGCTCGCGGGCTTTGTACCGCACGTTACCCGTATTGAAGTCCCCGTCCATCGAAGTGTTCATCGGCGCTCTCTCAAAGTGCTTCAGACCATTCGGAACATCCGTAATCATCATCCACGCATTGGTATCCGTGAGATAATGATTAACCCGATAACCTTCAGGAATCGTTCCATTATTCTTGATGGCATTGACATCGTTGTCCGCAGTCGATGGACGCAAATCGCTGTCCAGAATACGGGTTGCCACGAACATCAAATCTGGCGGAACAATCAACCGACGCGGACGAGCCGCAATCAGAAGACCACGTTGATCCGTCCACTTCGCAATCTGAATGACAGCCGCCTCAAGGGAGGTCTCATTCAAATCCGCAGCCGTGGAGGGCGTGTTGGAGTTCGTGCCACCAGATACAAGCGGGTGGGCAGTGTTAAAAAGCGTTACACCATCACCAGACTGGTATGACCCAGAGGGCATACCGTTGTTCAGGGGACTAGCAGCTTTAACCTGCTTAGTGTACGCCATTGCACGAGCCAACGCCTTGGTGTAACGAGCGCTGAGACTGTCATAGAGGTTATCCTCCATTGCTTCCTCAGTGATCGCAAAACCCATTGCGATGGTTTCGTGGCTATACCTTGCAGTATAGCTTTCCTGCGCGTTGTCATACGAAATTGCAGAACCCTCGTTTTTAACAGGGGCTGCGTCGAACCCGCTCAAGGCAACTTCTTCTTCAAAGCTGCGCTCGGACGATTCCGTTTCGTATAGCTCTTTATGCTCATCTTCGTACTTAGCGTACTCCATGCCAAAAAGAGCATTAAGACCAGGCAGGAGTTCTTTCAGCATTTGCGCTCTTGAAATAGCCATTGCTCAAAATCCTCCTATATGCCAGTCGTATCTTGCCATTGATGAGAAGCGCAGGAGTCGCCAGTAGCGTCTCCACCAGAATTGAACTTGCAAAGAACATCCGTGTAGGTGTCCCCAGCAGAACTATTCGGGCCATCAACAAAGCCAATAATACGAACGGGTAAGGTCTTAGTAGTCGCTATGGTTGAAGCATCAATAGCATTCTTACTGTGACCGATTGAAGTTGAACCAGCCGTCTGAACAACCGCGACGTTATTGCCAAGAGCAGTTTGAGCGAGACTTGCGTCTCCCTGCGCCTGAAAAACAACATTCGGATCATCACAAACATACGCCATAATATCAGTAGCGGACGTAGAAGCAGTCCACATCTGAGAATATGTCGGTTGACTGGAATTGGGATCAGTATAACTGCACCCCAGAAAAATTCCCACAGGGGTCATGGTGGTTGTGCCAGTATCTTTCTCAACAGTACCAGCCGCAACAACCTTGACCACATCCCCATAGAAAATAGAAGTTCCATAACTATTGGTAACTTTCATGTGACGAACTGAACTCGTCCAGTCACCACCGCCAAGAAGACCAATAGGTCGGAACCCGTGTGGCGTTGCACTTGTCGCCATATCGTTTTCCTCCTAATTAAGGATTGAGTTAAACCAAACAAAGGCGTTACTTGGGTTTCGCGCCTCCGCCGAAGGACACCTGCGTCCGAGATTCATTAATTTTCGGCATACGCGGGTCGCTGTCCCTCATAAAGTTTTGATCAACAGATTCAGTTTGCCTCTTTGACAACTCAGCATAATATTCCTGCCTACCACGAACATTTTCTATGCTTGTTTTACATAGAAGAAGCCCACCGACCTCAATGTTTCCTTCAAAAGTTGTTCCCCTATCTGAAGAAATCATTAATTCTGGGTGATCTTCTGCCCGCACTGGTTCCCATCCTTCACGCATACGTTTGGATACATTAACCGCATCTTGCGCCCCCATTGTAGATGTTCTAATCCACCGAAAGGCATAACCGTCTTGCGGTTTAGGATCAGGTAGAACCTGCGGAGGCTCCCATGCTTTTGCTGTCTCGGAAGACTCACGGTCTTCTGCTTCTCTTGGTTTGCGCTCAATTGCCTGAGTTTCAGCCATTGGTCATCTCCTTCTGCTCTTTCACGACTTGTGCCGCATACTGCTGTGGCGTTACTCCCAACTTCTTGGCGAGGGAAATCTGAGAGGCAGTTAACTCCACTTTGCGCGTTGCTCCACCACCCCTTTTAGCGGGTGCAACAACGGAGGTTCTCCGAGAAGATGGAGTGTTACTGCTTTCATTAGTCTTCTCGAATTGTTTTGGAAATGCTTCCCTTAAAGCATTGTCAATCGTTTCGTAATAAGTCGGGTCAGTTCTTGGATCAATGCCCTTACCGGTCAATTCCTGATGCAATCCAACTGCAAACCCGCTTAGGCGTTCATATCCTGGTTGCTGAAACCAAGGGTTTCTCTTCAACCACTGTACAGCATTCGGATCAGGGGGTGGCACTGGCTGCTGTTGTTGCGGTTGCTGCTGAACCTGTTGTTGAGGCTCTTCAGGAAGAGGCGCAGCGTATATATACTGCTGTTTCTCCGCATGTAACCGCGAAAGATTTGACTGTGCATCCACAATCGCATCCGCATCACCACTTTCATATGCTTCACGATACCGCTGTTTTGCCGTATCAATTTCAGCATCTGTTTTCGCAGAAACCTGATCGTAAAGAAGTTTCCGCTGATCCGACAATTGCTGCCGTAAATTTTCATTCTCCCCCTGAACAGACTGGGCATATTTAACAGCCTCGGCATTTTCACGGGTAGCCCTTTCCTTTCCCCTCCGCTCCTCGTTCCATTCATAACGCAATTTATCTATACGTTTTTGAATACGAGGCGAAAGGTCGGGAAGTTCTTCGTCCTCATCCTGAGCGTCTGCGTTTTTGGGAGGGCGGTTAGCATCTTCAGGCGGGGTGTCGTCCACTACAACGACTTCAAGATCGTCTTCAGCCGCCTCCTGAACAGCTACTGCTTGTTCCAATTCCTCACTCAAGCTCTCTTGCTCTTGTTCTATTGTCATGCCCTGACCACTCCTCTTGGATCATCAACAACAGCACGGACACTGTCATCGTTTATAAGACGGAACTCTTTTTTATGGATAACCAAACGTGTCCCCGTATAGGGCTGTATAATTATCCAATCCCCCTCCTTGCAATAAGCACCAGAGGGAAATCTGCTTTTATCTTTATAGGCATCAGGGCCAACAGCTAGAACCATTGCGGTAATGCTGGCAGCTTCCTCCCTTTGCCTTGTGGCGTCTGGCATATAAACACCACCATCCGTCTTTTCCTTTGATTCGGGTAAGGCTATTAAAAGTTGATACCCGACAGGCTCAGGAAGTTGAGTCGGCTTCCTATGCTCATCGAGATCAACAACGGTCTCTTCAGCCATTGTCTTCTCCTGCACGTTTTTTTAACTGAAAGTCGGGGATGAAACGGTTCCCCTGCACGCGATTAGGAATCGCG